GGCGTGGGTTCCGACCCAACGGATTCGGATAATCCCGGCTGCATAATTCACCTGTGTAACCAGGCGGTAGTCGTTCCCTTTAATGTTAAACACCACCCTTCCTGTCTTCAGAATGCTGGCCGTCGCATACCTGGCTTTGATGTCCGGCGGCTCCCCAAGGGCCATAGACAGAGATCGTGATCACCCTTTTTCTCCTATCTCGTTGACTAAATTCTGAAGTCGGTTTGCTGCTTCGGAGAGCTTCGAGAAGTCAGACATAAACATATCGCCCTCCATCTCCCACAGATTGGTGACTGGTCCTCTGATCATTGGTGCTATGCGTTTGATAAACTCCTCTAAAGTTACGTTCTCGCGGTAATCCCATCGGTAGGTGGTCATGCTGTTTCCCTTTCCTCAGCTGCTAGACCAATCTTGTACCAAATTGGTACATAGGTGTTCTTCCATCGTGCCATATACGATTTCTCTCTGATATAATAGTTTCTATAGCCTATCACAGCATCGACCTCTTTGCAATAGTCAGGCATACATTGCGGCGGGTCGAAGAAGTCACCCGAAGGCAGTTCATAGGGAGGATGGCTAAGACCACGCACAATGCCACACTCCTCTGTCTTGTGGATCTTGCCGTATCGGAACGTGTACTCTGAACATAGGTCTTTAAGAAGCAGGTATAACCAATTGTAATTGCTGCGATTTGCCCTAGCCCAGATAGCTGACGGATGGTTTCGGTGCGTCGGTTTATAGCACTCGATACTAGGCTCCCCGTCGATCTCATGGTGGGCGGTAGACAACAACTGCGCATACTCCAAGATCATTTTGACAACGTGTTTGTCGCAGTGCATCTCAGCGCATCGCTTGGGGTCGCTGTCGAGATAGAATATGTTCATTTGTCGTCCTCTATGATTTCGTCGTAGTATCCCATGGGCTTTAACCCGTCTGTTTCCCAGTCGTTGTCGATGACTTCCTTGGCGTTCCAATACGGTACTCGACGACGTTTATCAGACACAACCCGTTGCCGGTATTTGTTGTCCTGTAACGCCTTGGCAAATTCATTTATTTTGGGCATCGTCTAATCTCCGTTTTATGTCCTGCTCTAACAATATAGCACGCCCGAGTAATAATGCAAGCAATTGTGATAATATGCTCATGTGTTCTCCAGTTCCTCTAGGGTCACGAGGTTCTCAGTGTCATAATTGGCAAAAACCCGGCGGACCTCTTGGCGGCAGACAGCGCACAGGTCTTCACTTAGTGGCTGGGTGGGTGGCAGTAGCGAATCACAAATAGCACAGTGCATCAGTCTTCCTCCACGTAGACAGGACGCTCGCCCAGTTGGTTAAGACGGCCAATCATGTTCGAGTGGTCCATCAATAGGTTTCTCAATTGATCTCGTTTGATCTGAATCTGTTTCCCTCTGCCCTTATCTGCGGACAAGTGGGCATCTCGAAACTCTTCGTCAGTTGTATAAAGCTTGAATTCTCCGGGCTTCAATATTGTCTTCCTTAGTTTACCCTTAGTCCTACATAGAGTATAAATACTCTATTGAGGGACTAAGGGTTACTCTTAGGATACAAAGTGTATCCTATATAGTATATATAGGGATGACTTTTCAGATTTCAAGGGGTCTCCAAATATTTTTTTTTGTACTCCTCGGCGCACCGCTGAGCCATGATCTGTATGATCCGCTGTCGCTTATAGTTTGCCCACAGATTTTCAAGCGAGCCAATGGGGTGCAATTTGATCTGCCGATTGGCACGCAATAGGGCGCACGTTAATTGATGGTCTGTCATTGGTCTACTTCCTTAGCTATTTCTCCGTATCCTCCGCACGTTTGACAAGTTTGTATCGATTGCACGGGGCCATGGGGCGTTGTTTCGTCATAGTCCACTACTCCATCGCCTTGGCATTCGGGGCATTCGTGCCAAGCGATGTTCTCTGATTTGTATCTTTGCATTGTCTTTCCTTAGTGTTTCGGGTAGCTGATAAACGGAACCGCCGGGTCCCAACACGCGCGACATGAGCCACAATTGTTGCCTTGTGATCTAGCAGGGCAAACGTAGCCTTTCGGCTCAGCGGTGAACACTTGTGATCCGTTGATGCCATGGGGCTTGTCGCCATTGAGCTTGGAAGCTGAAACTCGGACGTTTAGATTGTCTGGCATCGTGTTGCCAGCTGCTAGCCAGTCAGCGACCATGCGGCGTTCTTGTGTCGGCAGCCAATAGCGGATTTTCGGGGTCAATCGTGCGACCTCAGCGATAGCGTCGAGCATGTCGATAGACTGTAAGTCGCCGCTATCGAACCAGCGATGATAACCGTCAACGTTATATCGTTCAATCTGGAACACCATGCTGGCGACCCATTGATCCCTAGGCGTCGATTTCCAGCGGGCTAGGTTGTCTCGCCAGCCTTGATCGACACTAGGGCGCAGCTTTTGAAGCTTGCGAGCGTAGCAACTGGCGCACGGCGTTCCGGCAATCTTGGCCAATTTTGATCCCGTGATACAAGCGAATGCGTCGATTGCGAATGTTGTGCCGGGCATCTTAGTGTTGCCAGTGCTAACTTTTCCGGCAAGTTTTGCGTCCTTGACTTTCATAGCGTTACTCTTCCTTTCCGATTGACACAATAGAGCGGGCGAGAATACCCCGCCCGCTCCGTTCTATCAACCGGCGAAATTCCATAGCATTTTGACCGGCGATTTCCGTTCTATGTAGACAGAACGCAATCCGGCGTGCACCGCAAAGAACGTATTCCCGGTTTTCATCCCGTAGCGTTTCTTCGCGGCCCGTTTCCGGGTTAGGCCCCACGAATAACGGTAGCCGGTGGTCCCATCGGTCAGCTTTGTACGCTTAAACATGGCAATTCCCTTTCCTGTTGCCGTTGAAACATTCCCATTATACTTGGAATTGCGGCAACATTGTGACAATGTGTGCCTGTTTTTGCATACCTGCCATGCGCTTGTGTCTATTGACACGGCAAATATGCATAGCTCAGGGGTCCAGCCATGCGCTCAGTGCATGGCTCTAGGATCGCCTGTGAGTGGCCTTGTCGATGGTCCCGGCTACCCTAGCACCTAAAAACAGAGTTGGCCGCCTAGGGTGCCTTCTAGGCCGTTTAAACGGTATCCGTGTTTTTTGCTGTTCAATCAACAATTGGATAAAAAACAGTTACGGAACCGAAACAATTGCATTGCCCAATTGTTTACAAATCAACAATTTGATATCCAACCAACACACACTCTCACACTTTAGAATTTTTCTAAACTGTCACACCATTGCCCAACGTTGCATCTCCGCAACATTGTTGCAATTCTGTAACAGCGTGACGCCTGGGCAACAGTGTTACAATTTTGCAACACTCCAAGTGTGGCTGGTGTGCAACAGTGTGACAACTTTGTTACACTTTGAATGTTCGAGCTTTGTTCCTACTTTGTTCTCGTCTGGAACAAAACAGGAACAAAAGAGGTACAGACCCCCCACGGTGTTCCCATCATTATCATGTCCACTGTGTCCATTCTGGGGGTAATTTTGAAAATCACCATTGACACACCATTGTTTTTACTATATACTAGCTGTAAGAATAACCCTAGGAGGGGGACTCTATGAAAACTCAGAAGTATGCTTCTTACGAAGAGCCAAAGACGTTAGATAAAGAGTTAACTGACAAGGAACACGAGTTCATCGTGAACCTCGTAGACAGCCACCTTGAGCCAGAAGAGGCATTCTTCAAAGCTGGTTATACAGCTGAGCGGTCAAACTCTAAGAATCGAGCAAAGCGCCTACAGCGTCACCTTTGGCTCCACATTGAAAAGCGAATCAAGGAGCGAGTCGGAGAAACAGCTACGCTGGCCCTGACGGTCCTAGAGCGCCTGATGCGCGAAGCTGAGTCCGAGAACGTCCGATTGAACGCTGCGCGAGACATCCTGAGCCGTGCGGGTTACGATGCAACGCACAAGCAAGAAACTGTGATTCGAGAAGTTTGCGAGTTGTCTGACAAAGAGCTTGACGAACAGATCGAGCGGTTGTCTAAAAACGTGGTAAAGTTACGTGGATAAAGTTGAGGTACTGAAGCTTCTTCAAGAAAAACAGCGCAGAATAGAAACAACCCGTATTCTGCAATATGAGCCTTATGGCTACCAGACGAAGTTTCACACCGAAGGTCAAGATTGCGCACAGCGCATCCTGATGGCTGCTAACCGAGTAGGGAAAACTTATTGCGGTGCAGCCGAGACAGCGTACCACCTGACGGGGGACTATCCAGAATGGTGGGAGGGGAGAAAATTTAATCGTCCGGTCAGGGCTTGGGCAGCTGGTGAGTCTAACGATACGACCAGAGACATTATCCAAAAAGAACTCTTTGGCAACCCACAGGACCCAACGCGCAAAGGCACCGGAGCAATACCGCTAAAGAACATCATCGAAACTATTCGTAAACCCGGTGTTCCCAATGCCTACTCAGCTGCGCTCGTAAAGCACAAAGCTGGAGGAAACTCTCAGATCAGCTTCAAGGCTTACGAGCAGGGATTCGAAAAGTTCATGGGCGAGTCAGTAGATGTCATCTGGCTCGATGAGGAGCCGAAGCAGGAGATTTTCTCTCAGTGCATCACGAGAACCGCAGATACAGGTGGAATAGTCTATATGACTTTTACACCAGAGCGTGGCATGACCTCTGTGGTTTCGGCGTTTATGAACGAACTGAAACCCGGACAAAGCCTGACCACAGCCACTTGGGACGACGTAGATCACCTAGACGAAAAGACAAAGGAACAGCTGTTAGCCGTATATAGCCCAGCTGAGCGCGATATGCGCTCTCGTGGTATTCCGGTATTCGGCTCTGGTCTGGTCTTTCCGGTGGCAGAGGAGGACATAACCTGCGAGGACTTTGATCTTCCAGAGTATTTTCCTAGACTTGCTGCTGTGGACTTCGGATATGACCATCCTACAGCAATCAGCTGGGTAGCATTTGATCCGGACGACGATGTAATCTACGTCTACGACGAGTATCGCAGAAGCAAAGAAACACCATTGACACACGCAGCTGTGCTCAATGCCAGAACACCTGGTATTCCTGTAGCATTCCCCCACGATGGACTACAGCACGATAAGGGATCAGGCATTCAGCTGGCCCAACAGTATCGAGACTTAGGTGTCTATATGCTTCCGGAGCATTTTAGCAACCCACCAGCGGAAGGCAAATTGAATGGTAATAACTCGATTGAAGCAGGGATTAGCGAAATGCTACAACGCTTCGAAACAGGTCGTCTGCAAATATTTTCAAGTTGTGTCGAAACTCTGGAAGAAATGCGCATCTATCATCGCAAAAATGGTAAGGTGGTTGCTATCAAAGACGACCTGATCTCAGCAATGCGCTACGCTGTTCTATCGGTAGGACGCTTCGGCGAAAAGCTGAAAAACAAGACGCATTACCGCAAGTACGGTTTTGAACAGGAAATCAAATACTCTAGCTCAGGGATAGTCTGATGCCAATCCGCAAAGTCAAAGGCGGCTACAAGTGGGGCAGCAAGGGCAAAATCTACAAGACCAAGGCTGGAGCAGCTAGGCAAGCGAAAGCAGCCTATGCAAGCGGGTACAAGGAGAAAAAACGTGGCTAAACAAGGACTCTATGCGAACATCAATGCTCGCAAGAAAAAGGGCATCTCGCGTCCTAAGAGCAAGAGCACCATCTCCGACAAAGCTTACGCAGCGATGAAAGCCGGGTTTCCCAAGAAGAAGAAATCCTAATGGCCCATAATATGACAGACGACGAGATCATTGGTCTTGTAGAAAGCGAGATCAACGGGTCCAGTGACTACATGGACTCCGAGATCAGCCAGCAGCGCGAGAAGGCCATCGAGTATTTCTACGGCGAACCCTTCGGCAACGAAGAGGATGGTCGCAGTCAGGTCGTAGTCACCGATGTCCAAGATACCCTGATGTGGATGATGCCCAGCTTGATGCGTATCTTCACAGCTGGAGACCGTGTTGTCAAATTTGTCCCCGAAGGTCCGGAAGACGAGGACATCGCAGAACAGGCAACCAAGTACGTGAATCACGTGTTCTACAAGCAGAACAACGGATTCATGGTGCTTTACAATCTTTTCCTAGACGCACTAATGCAGAAGGTCGGCGTCGTAAAACACTACTGGGAAGAGATCCAAAAGACAACTACCGAGCCCTACGAAAACCTGACGGAGCAGGAATTTTCGATTCTGATGCAGGATGACGAGCTAGAGCTTGTCTCCGATGAAGAGATCACCGAGATCACTCAGCAGCAGGACCCGTTCACCGGGGACATGATTCAGATTGAACAGGTCTACCACAACGCAACCTTCGCCAGAACGACGATGAGCGGCAAGGTCACGATTGAAAACGTACCGCCGGAAGAGTTTCTGATCAATCGTGGTGCCAAGACACTAGAGGATGCTCGGTTCATCTGCCATCGCTCGCACAAGAGCAAAAGCGATCTGATCAAGATGGGCTACGATCCGGAGATTGTCGATAGCCTTCCGGGTTATGTAGGCGGGGCGGACGATATCACCACGAGCCAAGAGTATATGGCTCGCCACGCTTACGACTCGACGGATGTCTATCCTAATCAGGCAGCTGCCGACTCAGAGATGGTGGTCCAAGTCTACGAGTCCTACCTGAAGTTTGATATGGACGGCAGCGGAATCAGTGTACTGCACAAGGTACTCCACGCTGGTTCAGAATTGCTCGACGTAGAACCTATCGATTATATTCCGTTCAGCACCGTCTGTCCTATTCCGATTCCGCACAAGTTCTATGGACTGAGCGTAGCGGAGACTATTCAGGATGTTCAGCTGATTCGTTCGACGCTGACTCGAAACCTTCTTGACAATATGTACCTTTCGAACAACGGAAGGTTCCAAGTTGTCGAAGGTCAGGTGAACATCGATGACCTTCTGACAAACCGTCCCGGTGGTATCGTCAGAACCAGAAGCCCGAATGCCCTACAGCCGATTCAGACTCCTGCTCTTCAGAACTATAGTTTTGAGATGCTGAAATACTGGGAGGAGTTGAAGACAGGTCGCACAGGTGTTAACCCGCAGACGCAGGGCCTCTCGGCTGACGTACTGAAGACTCATGTAACTAGCGGAGCTATCACAGCTGCTCTCACAAATGCCCAAGGTCGGCTTGAACTGATCGCCCGTGTCTTTGCTGACACTGGTGTTCGGAATATGTTCAAGCAGATATACAATCTGATTCAGCGTTACGAGGATCGCAAGCGGATCGTCCGACTGAATAACACCTACTTCCAGATTGATCCCAGCAGCTGGCGAGAAGACCTTGACGTTGATATCGAGGTCGGTATCGGCTACGGGGATCAGGATATTCGACTTCAGAACCTCAGCAACTACGCAGCCCTTGTTGAAAAGGTCGGACAGCAGACTCAGGGAATCATTCAGCCCGATAACATCTATAATCTTATGCGTGAGATTGCAGACGAAATGGGCATCAAGAATGTAGACAAGTTCATCTCAACGCCTCCGACAGAGCCTCCGCCGCCGAGTGCTCAGGAGCAGCTGGCACAGGCTCAAGCACAAGCGATGATGACGCAAGCTCAGGCTACGCAGCTTGAAGCACAGGTCAAAGCGAAAGAACTTGAAATCAAAGCAGCCAAGCTGGAACTTGAGCGAGTCGAAATTGAACACGATATGGCAGTAAAACGGGAAGAACTCAAGCTCAAGGGCATCGAGCTAGGCTTTGAAATGAACTCTGACAAAAACATAAAGGCATAATCATGGCTCATCAGAACAACATCGCTTCGCGCATTATCAGCAGCGAAAACATCTCCAGCAGCGGCACCAGTGCCCAGAGCGGTCGTGCTCCCTTCGGCTGCACCATTGCTCGCATCGCAACCACTGCGAACGTTAACATTGTTATCGGCGCTAATCCCACGGCCACCGCTGCGAGCACTCTGGTAGAACCCGCTGCTCCCGGCTACTTTGTTATCATGGGTGACACGAGCAGCGGAGCGACGGACGGAGAGAAGATCGCGAGCATCGGTACGGCCACAGTCAACATCACGTGGCTGGAGGGCTAAATGGCTCGCCAGCATCCATTTGCTCATCGAATTGTAAAAAGCGAAAGAGTATCTATAACTACAACATCTGCACAGTCTGGTACTTGTCCTTTTGGGGCTAGTTTTGCACAGATTCGCTCTCATGGAACTACCGGAGCACCTTTGAATTTTTTCAAAGTGGGTAATGATCCTGTAGCCACAACAGATGGAAGTTCTTCTTTTATCCACAACGGAGACGCAGAACACGTTATAGTTCGCCCTGATTCTTCCCCCGGTGCTGGCGATGGTGAGAAAATAGCTGCTATAGCGGATGCAGGTACAGCTTTTTTGTTCATTGATTGGATGGAAAGTTAAATGGCTACTAACAGAAAAATCACAGAACTGACAGAACTGGCAGAGGTTGATCTGTCGGATGATGACGTTCTTCCAATCGTAGACGTAAGCACCGGGACAACGAACAAGGTTCGTAAATCCACTTTGGCCTCTGCGCTCGCTGGTGTCGCCAGCCTAGCCGGAACGTCTCCGATCAGCGTAGACACTCCCACCGGAGCAGTCACCGTCAGCTTGGACACAGTGCCTATCAACAAAGGCGGTACCGGTGAAACCACTGCCAACGCTGCTCTAGCGGCTCTGGGCGGTATCTCCGATCCGACCAGCGTTCGCGGCGACTTGATCGTGCGCGGCGCTTCTGCTCTAGGCAAACTGGGCATTGGCGCATCGACCTATGTTCTCAAGTCTGACGGCACCGATCCGGCGTGGGGCCAGGTGGCTGCTTCGGAAATCACCGGCAGCGTCGATCTCGCCTCTCAGGTCACCGGCACTCTACCGCTGGCCAACGGAGGCACCAGCGCGACCACTGCCAGCGGAGCAAGGACCAGCCTTGGCCTTGGCAGCATAGCAACGCAGGACTCCAGTAGTGTAACGATCACTGGCGGCTCAATCACCGGCATCACCGACCTAGCGGTTGCTGACGGCGGCACGGGTGCCAGCGATGCGGCGACCGCACGCACGAACCTTGGCGTAGCTATCGGCTCTGATGTTCAGGCTTACGATGCCGATAACGCTGTCACCGATGCAGCACAGACGTTCACCGTGAGCCAGCGTGGAACTATCACGACTGACAATGACTTGTCATTTGATATTGGCGACACCGGAACCAATAACTTCAAGTGTACCCCCACCGGCACCGGCACCCTGACGTTCACCAATCACACCGCTGGGCAGTCCGGCAATATCCTCCTGATTAACACCGGCGGTCACGCGATCTCTCTGGCAGCCACGACCAAGGGCGATGCCAATTTGGCGACGACGATCAGCACCGCTGGCACCTACTGGCTCTCGTATTACGATGACGGCACGAACGCCTATGTCGTCACCAGCGCGGTGTTTGCGTAATGTCGATCATTCAAGGCACGTCTAAGGCTGCTGGCGGTTTTTATACCATCGACCAGTCGACCCGGTTTAATGACGATGACTCAGCGTATCTGACTCGTACTCCGGGCAGTGCGAGCAGTCATACTACGTTTACGTTTTCGATGTGGATTAAACGATGTCAAACAGGGAACATGCGTTTATTCTCGACAGCCTTTGGCGTGTCGAACAAAGAAGATGAAATTTACTTTGAAAACCTCGACCGGCTGCAATGGCAAAGTTTTAACGGCGGTTCTTACGGATTTCGCCTACTTTCCAAAGCCGTGTACCGGGACTTTTCGGCGTGGATGCACATTGTAGCGGTACTCGACAGCACCAACGGAACAGCAGCAGACAGGCAGCGGCTTTATGTGAACGGTGAGCGTATCACCGCGTTTGATGCAGAGGTTCAGGCATCTGCCAGCTACGCCTCTTCGATTAACAACACACAAGCCCACTATATCAGCCGCTATTACGCCTCTGCTGTAGCCCTGTATGACGGCTACATGGCCGAGTTTTATTTCATCGACGGCCAAGCACTAGACCCTTCCAGCTTTGGCGAAGTTAACAGCATCACTGGGCAGTGGGTGCCGATTGAATACACAGGCAGCTACGGCACCAATGGTTTTTACATCACAGGCGAAGACTCCGCTGACCTTGGCGCTGATTACTCTGGCAACGGGAATGATTTCACGTCGTCAGGGCTGGCGACGAACGATCAAGTCACCGACACGCCAACAAACAATCATTGTGTCATGCAACCCGTGTGGCTTTATGGCTCGACGGTTTCAAACGGCAACCTGAAAGTCATCACCGCCAACAATGGCAACCCGTCTAACGCCTTTGGCACGGTAGGCATGTCGTCGGGTAAGTGGTACTGGGAGTACACACAGGACGTGGGTGCAACAACGATGTTGGGCATCGTCGCGGAGGAGTGGAACGCCAATAACTATCTTCACAACCTTACTCAAGCGTACCTCTACTACGCTGTTGACGGCAACAAGTATAACAACGGCTCCGGCGCTGCCTACGGGGCGTCTTATACGGTGGGCGATATAATCGGCGTTGCCTTCGATGCCGACACAGGCTCGTTGACGTTCTACAAGAACGGCGTGTCGCAGGGGGAAGCATACTCTGGCATCCCAGCTAGTACTTATTTCCCGTGCCACGACAGCAACTCCACAGCGGGGCATGGAGGCACCTTCAACTTTGGTCAACTAGGCTTCACCTACACCCCGCCCACCGACTTCATTGCACTATCCACCGCCAATCTAGACGACCCGACCATTGCGCTGCCCACCAACTATTTCCAGACTGTGCTGGACACTGGCGCGAATATCAAGACGACGGCAGAGGCGCTGTACACCGATCAGTTTGAGTGGATTAAAGATCGTGACAACATCAATAACCACCAGTTAATCGACAGCGTGCGTGGCACTTCTGCTGTACTTCAGTCGAATACTACAGCGGCAGAAACTACCTATTCTGCTCCGAGTGGGAACAGTGTTGGTTGGGTTTGGAAAGCCAACGGTACAGGTAGCAGCAACACTGACGGCACTATCACATCAACGGTGTCAGCCAATCCAGCAGGGTTCAGTATTGTTAGCTATACAGGTAGTGGCACGGATGCCACAGTTGGGCATGGTCTTGGTATTACACCTAAGTTTTTCTTTGGGCGTAACCGCACAGGTCGTGCGGCTTGGAGTGACTGGTACACTTATCATACTGGAATCGGGCAAGGCGGTTACATTTTCCTGAACACATCAGGTGTACAACAAACATCAACTGGCGTTTGGAATAACACGGCACCAACTTCTTCTGTATTTTCGTTAGGGGCAGGGTCTGGCCTAAATTATCCTGGTGATGCACATATTATGTACTGCTTCGCAGAGGTGGAAAACTTCAGCAAATTCGGCAGCTACACGGGCAATGGATCAGCTAATGGTCCGATGGTCAACTGCGGGTTCCTTCCCGCGTTCGTTATGGTGAAGGCATTATCTACGGCCAACGGCTGGAGCATTGTGGACACCAAACGTGACATCTACAACCCAGTTAAAGCACAACTCGCGGCGAACGGCGCTGACGCAGAAGCGTCGGGGGTGGCTATGGACTTCCTATCCTCCGGGTTCAAAATCCGAGACACGTCCGCCGGATTTAATACCAACACCAACTCATACATCTACATGGCCTTCGCCGAATCACCTTTCAAAACTGCAAACGCCCGATAGGAGGCACACATGACGACCATCTACAAATGTTGCCACGGGAAGACCATCCGACCGGGCAAGGCTTGGACCGATCAGACCGGCGTCACGCATCCGGCAAGCTGGTACGCATACAGCGCCGCGCAGAAAGCCGCGCTCGGCATCACCGAGATCGTGCAGCAGCCGCATCCAGACAGCCGGTTGTACACGTGGTCTTACAACGAGGACGGCACAGTAAACTCCACTCCTAAGCCTCTGGACGATATCAACGAGGTCGATGAAAACGGTGATCCGCTGCTTGACGAAAAAGGACAGCAGGTCGTCACGCTCGGCGTGAAATCTACGCTGATCGCCGAGGTCAAGGCGCAGCAGGGGTCGCTTCTCGCCAGCACCGACTGGGCCGTGATCCGCAAGGCCGACGCTGGCACAGATGTCCCTGCGAACATCGCAACGTGGCGTGCAGCGATCCGCAGCAAGGCGACCGAAATGGAAACGGCCATCTCCGGTTCAGCTGACACAAATGCCATCGCTGCTCTCTTTGTCAATTATGTGCAGGATGATGTTGGGTCTATTATTAAGTCTGGTATCCTGTATGATTGGCCTGAGCTAGATGAATAAGCTCCTAATCGCTCTATTGTTATTAGTTCCGACTAGCGTGTCAGGAATGAATATCACGTGCTACGATATAGATGCGGCCAGGAAAACACTTACAGAAGAAATAGGGTTTAAGGTTCAAGGTTACGGTATAAATATCAAAGGTGGATTGGTAACATTGTTCAAAACACCGGATGGAACTTTTATAATATCCGTAACTCCAGCTGAGTATCCTGACAAAATCTGTCCTATCATCGAAGGCACCAACTGGACTAACGTATTGACAAACTTGTTTAATGATGCTAAAATAGGCAAAAGGAACTAAGAGATGACTGTTGAATCCGCAACATATATCAGCCAGCTGAACTCGGCGCAGCCGACTGCGAGCGATAACATCTCAGAAGGCGATGATCATCTCCGACTAATCAAGAGTGTTCTCAAGGCGCAGTTCCCTAACCTAGCGACCACTGCCGTAAATCCCACCTCTGCACAGCTGAACAAACTTGGATTCGAAACGGGCGCTGTTATGATGTATGCGTCTAATACGATTCCGACGACGCAGACGATCAGCGGCATCAACGACTGGCTCCTTTGCGACGGCACTGATTATTCGACAGTCACCTACTCTGCTCTCTATAACATCATCGGGACCACCTTTGGAACATCCGGTTCTAACTTCAAGGTTCCGGATTATCGAACCTACTTTCCTGTAGGCGTCGGTTCAGGGTTTGTTCTAGGCACAGCTGGCACAGCGAGTGCAGCCACTGGCACCGATGTCCTGAAGTACCAGCCCATCAACTTTATCATAAAGACATGACGATAAACTATAGAGGGGAGCGGTTCTCAGGATACAATTCTCCGAAGAGGACCCCCGGTAAGTCTAAGAAGTTTGCAGTTCTGGCAAAACAAGGCGACAAAGTACGTCTTATTAGGTTTGGCGATCCTAATATGTCCATTAAAAAAGATCAGCCGAATCGTCGCAAGAGCTTTCGAGCAAGGCACAAATGCGACACCAACCCCCCCGGAAAACTAACAGCAAGATATTGGTCTTGCAAAAAATGGTAAGGAGATAACGATGGTTGCTAAATACAGCGGCAAGATGTCTGGCAAGATGGGTAATCGCAAGGTTCCCGGCCCCGGCGGAAACAAGATGCACAGCAAAGGTGCTGGTAATCGTTTCGGTAAGAAATGAACTATAAAGAAAAAGCGAATCAAGCAGCGATAATCTTAGAGAACCCAGTTTTCAAAGAAACGCTTGAACGACTCAGCAATGACTTGATCTCTCAATGGGGCATAGCTGAAACTACAGAAGAGAGAGAACTTTGTTGGATGAAACTTAACGCCCTGCGTTCCATTAAGGAAGACCTAGGGGCAACCATCCATAACGCTAAAATAGAAGGGTAAACCAATGAGTGAGGCACCGACCAATCCCGAAGGGGAAGTCACTGAGCCAAAGCTTTCAATGTTCGATGTCATGTTTGGAAGTGAGGAGACCACTAATCCAGAACAAGCAGTCGAAGAATCTGTCGATTCCGACGAGGAGTATGAAGCCCAAGATTATGACGAGGCGGAAGAGACAGAAGAAGTAGAGGTATACGACGACGAAGTTGAGACAGAAACCTCTCCAGCCTACACTGTCAAAGTTGACGGTGAAGAGTTTGAGGTTACTCTTGATGAACTGAGGAGCGGATACCAGCGGCAAGCAGACTATACTCGTAAGTCGCAGTCACTAGCGGAGCAGAGGAAAGCCTACGAAGCTAACCTTCAAGCTGTTCAGCAGGAGCGTAATCAGTACGCTCAGCTTCTTGAAAATATGTCGATGAACCAGAACGCTGAACTCCAGCGTTTCGAAAAGATCGACTGGAAAGAACTCAAAGACACTGATCCTATGGAATACATGGAAAAGCGTCTTGAGTATCAGGAAGCGAAGGAGAAAGTAACTGAGTTGCAGAACGAGCGTTGGCGAGTTCAGCAGCAGAACGAAGCAGAATTGGCCAGTGTGCTACAGGAAAAAATCCAGAAAGAAGCGGAACTCCTCGCACAGAACTTGCCTGAGTATGCTGACCCTGGGTCAAACTTGAAAACTCGTTTGCGGGATTATAGTTTAGGTCTAGGGTTCTCTCCTCAAGACATTGACGGGATAACCGATCACCGCGTCGTAATGGTTCTGTATAAAGCTATGATGCAGGATCAGGGCGCTACGGCTCCTGTCAAGAAAGCTAAACAAGCTGCTCCTAAAGTTGTGAAGGCCGGAACGCCAGCTTCAAAAGCACAACGCTCGAAGCGAGACGCTCAGGCTAAGCGTGAAAGACTTGCAAAAACGGGTAACCCTCGGGACGCCGCAAGTGTTTTTCTGGACTTAATCTCTTAAAATAGGAGCTAAACATGGCACAGCCTACTGGTGTGTATGTTACGTTCTCCTCAGCTGGTCTTCGCGAAGACTTGGAGAACGTGATCTACGACATTTCCCCGACTGATACCCCGTTCATGTCTATGGGCGGTCGTATGGACGCGATTGCGGTAAACCACGAGTGGCAGACGGATGCCCTCGCTGCCGCTGTCGGTACGAACTACAACGAAGAAGGCGCGACTCTCACGGCGGCTGAACCGGCTGCTACGACTCGCGAAGGCAACATCTGCCAGATCAGCCTCAAGACGACCCTCGTTTCCGGCACGCTTGATGCGGTGTCGAAGGCAGGTCGTCGCGAAGAACTGGCCTATCAGATGTCCAAGCGTGCGAAGGAACTAAAGCGCGACATGGAGACGACGCTGGTCGGTACGAACCAGTCGAAGACTGCGATGTCGGCGGATAGCACCGTTCGTAAGCTTGGCTCGCTTCCGGCGTGGGTCGAGACCAATATCTCGCAGGGCGCGTCAGCGTCTACGCCGGGTAATGGTACGGCTCGTACCGATGGTACTCAGCGTACCTTCACCGAGACCCTTCTCAAAGCTTCGATTCTGTCGGCTTACGACGAAGGCGCTGACATCAAGTATCTGATGATGGCTCCGTCGAAGAAGCAGACGTTCTCCAGCTTTGTTGGTGTCGGTGGCTCGGCGGGTGTGTCGAACTTCAACGATGTATCCGACCAGCGCATCATTGGCGGCATGGATGTGTACGTCAGTGACTTTGGTGAGATGGCCGTTGTCCCGAACCGCTTCCAGCGTGCTCGTGACGTTTGGCTGCTCGATCCGGAGTACTACGGCATCGCGTACCTGCGTCCGTTCTTCCAGAAGGAAGTGGCGTCTACGTCTGATGGTGAGCAGCGTGCGATCATCACCGAGTACACCCTTGTCGTTAAAAACGAGAAGGCGCTCGGTGCGGTCTACGACCTTACCTAAGCCTAAAGGGGAGGGGCCTAGTGCCTCTCCCCACCACTTTGCAAGAGATAGTTATGAGTGATCCAGTCAAGACAAAATTTAATTACGACCACGAGACGGATAACGTCATTCTCCACAGTACCCAAGATGTCCAGCCGCTGCTAGAACTGAACAAAAAAGAACTTAACGGCGACTCGATGTACGGCGGTGTTGCTAATTCCGGAATGCGCAAAGTTGCCAGCATCCCGCTGATCATCATCGAAAAGTGGAAGCGTGAGCTTGGTATTGATATCTATAACAAGAACGACTGGTCCAAAGTCAAGCAACTGTTGAACGACCCCGAGAACAAGTTTCTCAGAACACATGAGAGCAAACTCTAATGAGCCTTTCAACGTACTCAGAACTGAAGACCAGCATAGCAAACTACCTGAACAGGAGTGACCTCACTGATGTCATTCCTGATTTCATTACGCTGACTGAAAACCGTCTGAACCGTGAGCTTCGCGTCAGGGCGAACATGGTCCGGGCGACGACGACAACGACTTCTGGTACGGCTTTTTATGATCTTCCCAGCGATCTGATCGAGCTACGGAACATCACATATGACACTTCGTCCTCCAGCTATGCTCTTACTTATCTGTCTCCTGAGTCGTCAAGTCGAGAGTATGGCTCTACGGGTAACGGGTTTCCGAGGGCATACACAAATCTTGGAAAGAACATAAAGCTCGCTCCTACTCCGGATGGAGCTTATACGATCAATATCAATTACTTTCAGAAGCTGAACTCGTTGTCGGACAGCGTTACGTCCAACGATGTTCTCACTGAGTTTCCTGATCTGTACCTCTTTGGCTCTTGCATGGAAGGGGCTATTTATCTGAACGATACAGAGCAGACTCAGAGGTTCGCCTCTATTTTCCAAGCTACTCTCGATGAGGTTAAGCGGTCGGAAGAAGCTGCGCGATACAGCGGTACAGTTATGACGATGACTGTTCAAGGCGACCCCGGTTCTCTGGTTCGTAGGGGTGCCTGATGCCTACCAATTGGGTAAACGACGAGTTTGATCTGATACAGGAGTCTGGCGGAAATCTCCTGTACGAAGATGCAGACTATATAGCTCTTCAAGAGTGGAACTCAACTGTTTGGACAGAGGACACGACGACGGGCAATGGCTAAGCAACTCTTCGATATCGCGTCTTCGGTGCAGGGCAGGTTCTCTTTGAACAAGGACCTGTCGCCTTATGATATGCCGCCGTCTTTGTTCAATGATGTCCAGAATGTCCGGTTCATCGATGGCAAGGCTGGCAAGATACTCGGACATACGTCGGTCCTAGGTACTCCTACCGCTCCTCCCTATTGGGCTGTCAGCTGGCTACAGGGCAGTACGAACCTCTGGATTTACGGGGGTCTCACTGATCTTTATAAGATCGATGGGACGACTCATAGCTCTGTGACGCGAGCCTCTGGTGCCTATACGACCCTGAGCGGTACGACGAACAACTGGCAGGGCGGTGTCCTAGGTGGCGTGTTGGTATGCACCAATGGCCTCGATGTTCCTCAAAGTTTTACCCAAGCTGGCTCACAGTTCACCGATTTGTCCGACTGGCCAGCTACGCTGAGGTGCAAGGCGATTGTCCCGTTCAGAAACCATCTGGTCGCTCTGAACCTGACGGACAGCGGCACAGCTAAGCCGTTTACGATCCGCTGGAGTGACGCTATTCCTGCTGGCGCATCTACCAATGGTGCCGACACTTGGAACACTGCGAGCACAGCGTCTGAATCAGCAGAGACCTCGCTCACTGGTACTAAGGGCCATGTGCTCAATGCGCTTCAGCTTGGTAACGAACTTGTTGTCTATAAAGAGGATAGTGTGTACGCACTGAACTATGTTGGTGGTGCGTTTACCTTCAATGTCCGAGAGAAGTTCAAGGATACTGGCCTATTCGCCAGAAACGCTGTGATCGACCTAGGCGACGGTCGTCATGTGATGATGTCTACTAATGATGTTGTTATTCATAACGGCAATACTCTAAACAGCGTCATTGACGATAAGGTCAAGACATTTCTGTTCTCTGAGATCGACTCAACGTACTACTATAAGACCTTCTTGGCTCATAACAAGATTCGAAACGAGGTCTGGATTTGCTTCCCCTCGACAGGTGCTACTAACGGGTTCCCGGACACAGCATTGATCTGGAACTATCGAGATGAAACGTGGTCTACCCGTGACCTTCCGAATATCAACTTTGCTGCCAAGGGTCTTGTAAACCCTGCACTGACGAACACTTGGACCGCAGCGACCGGGCAGTGGGAGACCAATGCTCTGGTCTGGGGCCAACAGGAATATAACCCGGCGATTGATTCGCTTCTGATGTGCGGCACCAATGATACAAAGATGTACCTAGCTGACTCCGGTACGACCTTCGACGGTACATCGTTCAATACAATCCTGGAGCGCGTCGGACTGAACGCCGGTCGAACGGATGCAGTCAAGTCGATTACCCGTGTCTATCCGAGGATCGAGGGAACCGGGACAGTCAACATCAGCATCGGCGCTGAGCTAGAACCGTATGCCGGTGTCTTTTATAATGATCCCGTTGCCTTTACCATCGGCACCGACTCGAAGGTAGATTGCCGAGTTCGTGGTCGTTATATGGCGATCAAGATCGAGAGCGCAGCGGATACACAATTCAGGCTTTCCGGGTATTCTGTTGAATCAGAGATTGTGTCTGATCGATGAGCCGGGAGTTTCTCAGATTTGATCCATCGCTGTGTCCTGCGACCACCGAGGATATTCCTAGGTTCATAGACCAGATGTTCCTAGAGATCAGAACAGTTCTGGACTTGGTGCGCGACGGACACTTGGATGTCGTCTACGCTGCACCGGAAAAACCACAGCAGGGAGATATACGGTATGCCGATGGCTCTAGTTGGGACCCCGGATCAGGAGAGGGAATATATTTTTACAACTCCGGTGGAAGCTGGGTTAAGCTATAAGCTAGTCAGCCTTAATGATCCGATGCTTCGCAACAAGATGGCCCAGTGCTATCCGTTCTTCGAGAAGGCGATACTAAGGAGTAAATGCGAAGACATCTATAACGCTGCTGATCTGTACCACCGTGTTCTCTCTGGGACCAGCGACCTCTGGGTATCAACGGATGAGAACAACGTGATCCAAGGCTGCTTTGTCATTGGCTTCGGAGAGTACCCGCAAAGCCGTGGCATCTGCGCAGAGGCTATCGGCGGCGTGTTCGACTTTACAGTAGGGACCCCGGTTGTGGAAAAATACTATAAGAAACTAGGATATGAGTTTTTCGAGATGACTGGCCGCAAGGGCTGGGAAAAGGTGATGGAGCCGATGGGCTACGAGTTCAAAACCATAACGATACGAAAGAGGCTATAAAATGAGTGGTATGTTTTCGTCCCCTCCTCCGGTGGTTGTCCAAGCTCCACAACAGATGTCAACTTCCGGGTCAACTGAGATCAAGCCGTATGCTCCTGTGGTTCCGTATATCGGAAGTGTTTTGCCGCAGATTGAGCAAGTCTTCGGCGAGGCACCTGCTCTCTATACTGGCTCACTGGTGCCGCAGGAGTCGGCGCAGACGCTGGCAGCTAGAGACATCTATGGTCAGGTTGGACAGACGGCAGCTGGTCTGGCACCGGCCTACCAAAATTTGTTCGCAGCTGATCTAGCACGGGCCACAGCTGATCCTACGGTGGATCCGATCTAT